TTTTCGCATGCTTGGCGATCGACTGGAATTTCTCCCCGATCGGTTCTAACTGCTCTTTCACATCTTTGCCGCTAAGTCCCATATCTTTAAAAACCTTTTTAATATAAGACCACATTTTTCCACCGGCTTTTTTAATCTTGTCCCAATTTTTGTACACCAAAACGCCTGCAACGACGATGGCAAGCAAAGACGCAACAACGATGGCAGAAGGAGATTTTAATAATTTCATGAAGCCTCCGGCGTTTCTGATCGCCTTGCCAAATTTACCGACATTGGTTACGGTTTTTCCAATATGAGTTGTTGCCTTTCCGAATATCAGAAGGAAAGGTCCCATAGCTGCTGCTGCTAAGGCAATCTTTATGATCATATCTTTCTGCTTGTCAGATAAGGAATTGAATTTTTCTGCCAGCTTCTGCAACCACTCTGTTGCATTTTTTACATACGGTGTCATCCGTTCACCCAAGCTAATACCGATGCTCTCAAGCGTAGATTTTAATATCGTCAACTGACCCTGCAGATTATCTTGAGCAGTGTCATACATCTTCTTACAAGCTCCATCTGCGTCATAAATAGAATTAGATAGTTTTTCAAAATCTCCATCTGATGAATTTACGATAGCAAGTAAGCCGCTCATTCCCTGCTTTCCTGCAATCGTCGATGCGTATTGTGACTTTTGTGCTTCAGACAAACCGGAAAAACCTTTCCTTGTATCCTGCATCACTGTTTTAAAGTCCTTCATGCTTCCATCAGAATTTGTCAGGGAAATTCCCAGTTTTTTCATAGCGGCTTCAACTTTATCTGTAGGATCTGCCATTCTGGACAGCCAGGAACGTAATGAAGTTCCAGACATCGATGCTTTTACGCCACTGTTAGCCATCAAGCCAAGGGCAGTGGATATATCCTCAACATTATATTTCAATGCTCCTGCAACCGGAGCTACATACTGAAAGGATTCTCCCAGCATACCGACATTTGTATTCGAATTATTTGCTGTTTTAGCCAAAACATCGACAAATCTGTTTGTTTCCTTCGCTGACATTCCGAAAGCAGTCAGAGCATCGGTTACAATATCGGATGTCTGAGCAAGGTCTTCCCCTGTTGCTCCTGCAAGATACATGACACCTTCGATTCCATCCATCATCTCTTGCGTGTTCCAACCGGCCATTGCCATATATTTAAAAGCATCCGTTGCCTCTGTTGCAGAGAATTTTGTCTTTGCACCCATTTCTTTCGCTTTATCGGATAAGTTCTGGAGTTCTTTCCCTGACGCACCACAGATAGATTGCACGGTGCTCATTCCTTTTTCAAAATCACTCGCAACTTTAAGACAGGCAATCCCTGCTCCGGCAACAGGGACCGTAATACTTTTTGTTAAACTAGAACCAACATTCGAGATGTTTTTCCCTGCGTTCTGAATCTTCCTTCCTGCTTTTGTCCACTGATTAGCAGTTCTCGTTAATTTATCTTCTGCATTTTTCAACGGACCGGTAATTTTATCAATTAATCGAAGCGTTACATCAACGTGTTTTCCTGACATCTAGTCTTTCCCTCCTAGCGCCGCTATCTCTTCCTGCATCTCCTCTAACTGGTAATCCATGAATGCCTGTAACACAATTCTCTCTCCGTATCCGATATCCCGGTACTGACTTGGAAGGATATTGTGAAAGCGAAAAAGGAGGTACATACAGCGAACCTCCTTGTTCGCCTTGATTAGTTTTTTACCTCTTCCTCATCGTTATCGGAAATCCCGGAAAGTTCACTGATTGCATCGCTGATATCAGTAATCTCGTTTCCAAAGAGCTTCTCGCAAAGCTCACTTGCACTCTTGCACTCAAAATGTTTCTGTAAAGCTGCATCTCTAAGATTAGGGCTTACAATTCCCTCCACACACATCATGATCTTTGCATCGAAATTTTTTGAATAATCAAAACTTCCATTTCCCTTAAGCTGATAGGAAACAATGTCATTTAATCTTCTGGATGGAACTTCTTTGATCTCAACCGGAACAGCTTCCTTTTCTCCTAAGATTTTTGCAAGTCTTTTAGACGAAAAGGAACCGGTTTCCAGTTCTTCAGCTTTTTTTACATCTGCTTTTAATAATCTATCTACTACATTCATTGTAATTTTCCTCCTACAGTGGTTTGATCGTATCTAAAAGTTCCCAACCGGTAAATGTGAATGGGACACTCTCTTCGCCAAGTTTTTTTGCTTCCCAGTCTGCCAGAGTCAGTTCATCAAAAGTGCACCCTGTCAATTTAATTCTTTCTGCACCATCACTTTCCGGATCAGCCAACTTTGAGATAATGGTGCAGACCGTTTCTTTTCCTTTTTTCAAATTTTCAGAAAGCAGCCTGATAAAATACGAGGTCACTTTGTTATATTTTAATGTTCCCTTGCACTCTAAGCCGGTAACCTTGTATCCTTCTGCCAATGTTCCGGTCTGATTTACGGAATCTTTCTTTAAAGTAACCTTTGCCTGCATTCCTGTTACTTCTGCCATATAATAGTCATCAACCCATACTTCTCCAAAGGTTCCATTGATAGTTTTATTTGTCTTATACATAGAAGCCCCTCCTTAAATCGTAATTGGTAAAACAATATCCTCAATGGCATCCAGAATCTGTATCGTAGCCTTTAAAAATACACTGGAACCCGTATTGGCTGTTTTGATATCATCATCCGACATAGCATCGACATCTTTTCCTTTATCTTTTAAATAAGCACGGTTGGCGTCAACATCAATCTCGATGCTATAGCCGGATAAAATATTATCCTGTTTCACTTTCTCAAAATAATTGCCGATGGCAGACAACAGCAGACACTTGTTATCATAAGTGTTCGCGTATCTTCCGAGATAATTATCCTCCGCTGTTCTCTTGATATCATTTTCAATCATGTCCATGGTGTCCACGATTTTGATTTTCTGAAACTGTGAATTCTTCGCAGCGGTCAACGTTGTCAGGCTGTTCACACCACGCGCTGTCTTGACTTTCTCTCCATCAAACCATACGATCATCTTTCCTGCATCAACCGCTGTATCCATCTCTGCTCTCGTCAACCTGGAGCAGTCAGTCAATTCCGGCAACGGAGCATATGTGCAGGACATATATAACGGTGTTCCGGCGATAATCCCGGCAATTCTTGAACAATACTGCTCCGTCGTATATGTTTTACTGCCTGCAATCACTTTTTCAGTAGCAAAGTTCACAATACCCTCACAATCCGCGGTTGTATTTGGAAGAACTGCCTTGATCAGTTTTCCTGATCCACGTTCAGACTTCACATAATTAACGATTGCTGTGGTCTGCTTATCTGTTTCTGCTGACGGTGCAACAAGATAGTCAAACTTAACTGTCTTAAAATAATTTAAAGCTGCACTGTAATCTTTTGCATCTGCGGCAATGACATAAATCATTACAAGGAGCGGAGAATACTCATACCCTTTAAAAGCAAGTGCAATCTGCTCCTTAGATGCCTCTGATAACGAAACCGGCACATCCGATTCTGTTTTACATACCACAGGATTTTTTGCCGGAATGGCATCTTTTAAGATCATCGCAATGATTCCTCTTTCTCCACGGCTGATTGCTGTGCTTCCTGTTTCTGTAAATGAAATTGAAATACTTGGCATTCCCATTTTTAAGAATCTCCTTTCTCAACGTTGAAGTCTGCCTTTTCCATAACAGGCAGATTATTTTTATGTTCTATTTTTTCTCCCCAAAGCAGGTCAATTCTGATTTCGGGGATATTATTTTCTTT